TTAAATGTTTTTGCCTTTCAGCTGATAATAATTTTTGTAATAGGTGTAAATAGTTGCCATTTCAACATCCGTTATTGCCCTAGATACAATCAGGCATGCCCGCATGAAGATAGTGGCAGTCGTGGCTCCCTCGACAGAACCGCCCAGCAGAATTTTTGACGAAGGTACAGCATAAGGAGTCGTCGCTGCGGTGCGGGTTGCTGACTGTGATGTGCGTGGCAGATCAAGCTTAGTCAGCATTGATCCGCTACCGTTGTCTCGCACAAACCGACTGACTGCCATTTCGCCATCAATTGCGGCAGTAGACGGGATAAGGTCGGCCTGTTGTGCTGCACCTGCTGCAGTCAACCATTTAGCTCTCCACGCTGTAGCCGTAGTTTGTGTACCACGAGTACGCTGTGGCGCGTTCATCTGCACCCGGCCCACAACAGCACCAATTACCCCTGGATGGACAGCTATTGTCACCATTGTCAGATCGCTGCCGTTATATGCTGCTATGTCGATGTTTGTATCCAGGTGGTTAGCCTCAGTGAGGCTGACGCCGTAATCACCAAGAACAGGAGAGCCAACAACGGACATAGCAGCTCCAACCCGGTTTCTGGTTAATGATGCAGTGTCTTTTACGTCAAAATCAGCCTGCAGGATAATCCCCGGTATTAAAGCCGGAAGTTGGGTGATGTCGTTTGGATAAGGGTAAGTGTCAAGGTAACGCGTGGCTGTCACACCGTTATCAATATAAAAGCGGGTAGTCATGATTTACAGTCCTTTAAAGCTGGATGGAGAAAACGCAAAGGTCGTTATAGAGAGGCAGGCCGGATAGTGACGTCCCTGTTTGGGAATCTCTGATACACCCGCGCGAACCGGTTACAGGGCCGGGGTTTTGTCCGGCAATCCCCTGGCTTGCATAAGATATCGCCGTCGCAGTGGTAGAATCGGTCTTGGTGATAACTATTTTTGCTGCTGATCCGCTGCCGCTAACGGCTACCGAAGCAATTGTGGCCCCGGTCAGGACAAAGCCGTAGTTGCCTGGATCGGTAACCCTCGAGGTGTCAATCACGAGATCACCAACACAACCCGCCACTGGTATAGTGATTGTGGTTCCTGACTGCACAACACCAGACTCTATCGGCACAAGCGCGGATTTTGTATTGTCATTCAGCCACCCACCAACCACCGCGCCAATAACTTCGCCTTCTGTCCGATACCCTGCGCTGGTCAGATGCTCACCGTCTGAATACGGGCGGGCATACTGTGCGCTGGCAAGATGGATTAATGCGTTATCACGGGCTTCCTGATATTGTGCGATACCGATGTTATTAGTTTTGGTCGAACCGGCAGTTCCGCCGTATGGAATGGTATTAGATAACTGGCCTACAAACATGTGAAGCGACTGGCTTTTTCCTGTTGCCGCGTTAATGACAGACTCATACTGAGCACGGAGAGTCTCCATTGCGGCGCGATAACTGGATATAGATGTGCCTGCTGCTGCATTCTGGTTGCCGTGGATAAGCACCATTACGGGAACATACTGCATACCCAACTTTTCAGCCATGGCTACAGCTGACTGAATCATTTTCGTTGCACCAGTAAAAGTCGCTGAACCGGATGAAATGTCTGCGATTGCAGTACCGGATGAGCACGCATCGGAAACCAGAACCGTATGCCCGGTGAGATCATGAATTTTAAACGCCATACCGCTTGATGGCGACTCCTGTCCAGGCCGCGTCCCAGCATTCTCCCGGCATGGGATGACAGCCTCAAGGAGCGATTCATTCAGCGTGTCATACTTAAAATCGACTTTCGGGCCGGTCTCAAACGAGAGTATGCCGTAATCTGCCTGCGCTGTTGTCGTTACAGGGCTTTGTGCTTGCGTTGAACCGCCTGCAGCAAGAGACTGACCAGTTATAATCAGGTGAATAAGAAAGCGCAATGACTCTCGCGCCCGGTAATTCCCGTCATAAGTGGATCGATAAGTGATGTAGTTGCCGCTGACATTCGACAAATAACGCAAAAATTCCGCATATGCCACTGGCGCAATATTTGAAACTCCGGAGTCGTTCGTGATCTGAGTTACATCGCTGCCATCTACCGCAATGATATTTCCATCAACTGAAGCAACCATTGGGAATTCAGAGGCGTCATCATCAGGTGTGTCATCGCCCACCTGCTCCACGGTACCATCTGTGCGAACTCGCCGAAAAATTCTCCCCTGTCCGTCCATATGTATTTCAGAATAGTCACTGACACTGTCATCATCAGCAAACCACGTGGTCAGGCTGCCATGTGTCAGATTGCCAAGGGCAGAAATGTTAAATATTTCTTCACCAGTGGCGCGCATCTGGCAGACAAATCCTCCACCTGCAATTTGCACAAGCTCAATCCCTGAACCAATCATCAATGCCGGAAACTGGCTCGTGCCATCGGTATAACGGCGATAAACGGCATGCCCTACACTATCAAGAATGAGCTCAGCAATATCTGGGTATGCATCGGTAGTCTGAGCAGCACCGAAAGCCATAATTTTCGCCAGTTCAGTGGCAACCAAATCTCTCAGCGCGTCAACATATCCAGCAGAAATCATCCTGCGACCGGTTGGCTGCAACGTTCCGCCAACGTTCATGACCTCGATCGCGAGGGCGCTGTCATCCGGGCTGCGATAATAAGTAGTGCTCCCCTCGGGGATATTAGCAATATCTGCCTGTGCCGCGGCCAGTGTCATATACTGCCGGCTGAGAGGGATCAGGTTCTGCCTGGTTTCCTCAACTACAGCATCCCTTTCTTCTTGCGAGGTTTCAAAGTCTGCTTGCTGCTGCGTTAGCTGGTTGTCCGCCTTAACATTAACGCCATGCAAAGTATCTAACTGTTCGCCCGTGCGTGTGGTAATGGTTTCATCACTGCTATTAACGAACTTGTCAATAGACTGCATATTATCCCATGCATCAGGCATGGATGCAGACGGCACAGGATTGCCGGTATCGTATTCACTCATGGTCGCCCCAATAAAAAACCGACCATAAGGTCAGTTTGCTTTCTGGTAATTTAGTGACTTAATTCTTGCTATTTATTTTTGAATATTCTTTATCATCGTAAAATAGCCCGTCTGCCTTGTTATAAAACATCCCTGGCTGGCAAAATACACTTTCAGGATATTCGATAAGTTCAGCACCATCATATTCATAACCGCTTTCCGCAATTATGATGTTTTTAACTATTCCACTTTCAATGACTGCGTAATTACCTGCCATTATGCGTACTCCTCAATGATGACATAGCCGTTAGCGCCCTTCCCTGATGCCCTGGCGATTGAGTCATATGATGCGCCAGCACCACCTCCACCAGGGAAAAATCCATCATCACCGGATGAACTAACGTGTGGAAGGCCACCATAACTACTGTGCGATGCGCCACCTACACCACCCAGGCTTACACCAGATCCACCCTGTCCTCCCTGACCAGCCACTGAGAATATTGTCCCAACAGATGGAGCTCCCGGAATTCCGCCAGCAGAATTACCAGCAGAGTTTCCGCCCTTACCACCACCTGCTGAGATACCCAGCGCGGTAATGGTAGTGTCTCCCCCATCACCGCCATTTCCTGCACTCCCTGCAGCAACTGCCGCACCACCAGCGCCAATAACGATATTCGCCCCATTAATGGTGCTTACGTCATATAATCCCTCAACATATGCACCACCCGCCCCACTAGGCGCACCAGTCCCTGCGACGTCTGTCCCCTTACCCCCGCCGCCTGCACCCCATGCCTTGATTCTGACTTTTTTAGTGCCAGCAGCTTTTACCCATGCTCCGCTAGCGGTAAAAACCTGAATGCGGAGCAGGCGTCCTTCTGCCTGATTATTAAGTGCGGACTTGAGAATATTTAGTAACGTGGCAATGTTTCCATTATCCAGGACATCGCTTCCTGTGCTATCCGCCATGAATTGTGCAAGGACGGCAGCAATTGTAGAGGATTGCCGTAGTGCTTTATTTACTTGTGCTGACGAGGCTTTGCCGGAAAGAAAACCAGATGCCAGTACAGATAGCGCTTCATAATCAGCCTGTGATAATACGTTTGCCCCGCTACCAGTAGCGAAGGGTTTAAAATCGTTAGTCGCCATTAAAATCTCTCTCCCCATGACCCGCGGTCGAAGCCAGCGATATAGTCATTTTCGATATCGAAGCCAAAAAACTGATAACCATCACTGACGGTCTCTATTTCACGGACACGAACCCCTGCGGCTTTAACCGTCATATAACCGTTCCGAATCGCCCACCATAGCTCGCTGTTAACATGGTCAATCGGGTTAATGTCATAGCGCGAAGGCACGTAACCTGCCGGTAATGCGATAAAGGGGCCTTTATTGACGGCGCTATCCAGAATTAACCGGTCTATTTCACTTAGGGCTACCGATGGGTCACCGAGTATCCAGATGGAAATCGACATATCCTGGTTGTCGACAATAGCCATGCGGATCCCGGACCCGGCAAGGGCGGCATCAAGAATTGAAGGCAGCGAATCGTTCTGACCATCCCAGTTGTTTATTGCCACTTTCACCTTCAGCATTAGCCGATATATTTCATCGCTTAGATCGATAAAACCGTCGTTTGGGTCATATGGTCCCTGCCAGACCCCCTGATCCCAGCCAACCCGTTCGGTGTCCCACGAAAAATAAATCCCGGTTACCGGTGTTGCCACGCGACGGGAACGACCAACCCATTCGCCTACAACGTCAAGCTGCACGCCAATGGCGGTATCAATATCAAAATCGGGTATTAGCCGTGACATTGCATCGGAAACATCGCTCAGTGGCCTGGTGGACAGGTCAACGTGTGCAAAGAACTTTGGTTTACCGGCGTGGTAGTTTGTTATGCGGTCAGTGTATCTGCTCATGAGACCACCAGATTAATATTGCTGACGGCGCAGGATGCTGACTGGTCAAAGGCAATATCCACGTTTGCCGCGGCTACGCCACCGGCAGACGTCCCGATCAGCAACTCGGTAATGTCGTAATACCTGGCATTACCACCACTGACAACACCAAGGTTAGCCGGTGAGTAAACGCGACTGAGAAGAACGCTGGCGCCGATTGCCAGTGAGTTAATGTAGGCAGATACAGCCGCCTTTATCTCTTCGCCAACCTGGGATGTGTAGCCCGTAAGAGGTTCGATAGTGATTTTGACGTAAATGGGTACATCGACCGGCCTTGAAAAACCTACCGGGTGAGGGTTTCCGTACTTATCAGGCACAACAATCACCGTACTACCGTAGGGTGTTACGCCCTGCCCTTTCACACCACGAATGCTGTTTGCAATGACCGTCGCATCACCACCTTCTACAATGGCGGCGATTGAGTGCGGAGGCAGGCCATTTGCATCAGTGGTATCTGTATCGTTCTCATACAGCTTGTGTCGCGTTACGCCGCTGATATTTGCTATCGCGCCATCTACCGCCTCAAACGGCGTCAGAGACGGTAAAGCAACGCTCTGTGATTGCCGGACACGCAATTCAGCATTTGTTTCGGCAGCAACGCCTACCGTAGCCGCTTGCGGGTTAGTTACTGATACCCAACCACGTGTCGGGGTGTTTATCTTATTGACTGCCCCGGCAGGGGCCGCCACAGCGCCAGCAACAGAACACGTCGCTGTAGCAATAACCGTCCCATCAATACCAATTGTCACCTGAGCAGGAAGATTCCAGATGATGCCGTTGGCATCTTTCACAGAGCCGTTTGTGATTAACGTTCCGGCCTCACCTTCGATCAGCTCATCGACCGTAGAATTTGTCGCAGCCCGGCGAGCGATGCCGTTAATTTTGACGTTACTGGTTAATGCATCGTCCAGCGCCGTCGACGGAGAAAATGACCGGTAAACAGAAATGGCCGTGTTGTTGGCATCATGAATGGCCAGAGCCACCAGAGCGACCATCTGGCCGTCTTTGCTGTCCGGGTCGAGATAGGCATCACTGCCATAAATCTGCTGAAAATAGCTAATCAGGGTGCTGAGTATCGTCTGATAATCAGGCGCACTTATCCCCTCAGCGGTTACCGTTGCCGATAAGCCGAGTGTGTCGAGGTCCAGAGCCATTACGCCTCCGAAGTTACTGTGGTTGTCCCGTAGATGGTTTCCACCGTTGCTGTGAACGTTACACGGCGCGTGGTACCGTCAACGGTGGTGTTAAATGCAGTGATTGAGCTAACCCCCTGCGTTTCTAGGATCCGCTTACGGATAGCGAGGTTGTAGGTATCCGGCCTTTGCTTACCCAGAACGGACTGAATCCATGGCGTACCTTCTGTGGTGTCCAGAAACCACTGACCGTACCAGAGCAGGAAGCGCGTTTTAATGGCCTGCGCTACAGCCTCGGGTGAGTTAACCAGCCAGGTATCATCGCCCTGACCGAAGGTGTAATCCCCATCGTCATCTTCTCGACGGTATCGCATATCATCCTCCGAGTGGTGCTGTACTGCTGCCACCAGGCTCAACGCCACCATGCGTATGCTTATCAACGATTGAGCCATCCACCAGTTGCAGGCGGCCGTCCGAGAGAATTTTAAGCCCGTTCAGGTTAAAACCTCCCGGCGCCGTGCCGTTGATAGCTCCACTGGCAGGATTAAGGCTCAACTTTGTTTCCCCGTCATCACTGCGCAGCTCTACCGCACTGGTGCTGATACCGCCGATTTTCTTCGCCTGCGACTGCGGGCCGACAATGCAGAAGGCATCGGATAAATCATGCATGCGCTCGTCTACTGGCTCCTGAATACCTCCACTTTGCCACCAGAAATCAATACAGCGGTCTGCAAAGATAACAAGGCATTCATCACCAGGCTTAACAGGAAAAGTCAGCGTACAGCCTCCGCCACGAGGGAAAACGACAGGAACGTCCACCAGCAGTGGGAGGTTTACCGATACCTGGGTGCCGGATTCGTCCTTCTCTGCGCCTTTAATGGCTGGCTGAACAACAGCGGTGACAGCATCCGGATCAAACGACTGGACGATGCCGGGCATAGAAACACGCAGCGCCGACATGACAGAGCCAGCAAGTCTTACATCGGCCTGTTCTTTGTTACCAAGTTGAGCGCTTAAAGAAACTGGCATTCATATGTCTCCAGAAAGTAAAAAACCCAGCCGAAGCTGGGTTGTCGCGTTGGTTATCTGTCAGTAGTTATGTACTGAAGGAGGTAATTCTTTATTCTTAAGTCTCATCCATGCGGAAAGATTCGCTGGTCCGTCTGGCTCATTGATATCAACATCTCGTGTGTGATTGATTAAAACGTCTCTCGCCATTCCGATAACATACGAGAATTCATGACCGTAGTCGTAGCATCTGCCGGAATAGTTCGATTGAATTTGTTTTAATGCCGGATACAGTTCGCGGAATAATGCCTGTGAACGGTTGGCATAATCCCATAACCATACAAGGCTGTTTGCTTCTTTTGCAGAAAACTCGTTTGCTTTCTTCTCTTGTTTGCCAATGAACTCACCTTCAAGTGGAACTCGAGCTGCAAGTGACAGTGCTTCTGTAAACTGCTCCTCACTGATTTCTTTGTATGAACATCCAAAATGGGATTTCAGTGACGACCACATGGTGATCATCGCCTTCGCCTGTTTTTCTTTTGGCAGAGACTGACCGCGACTCATGACGAGTTGTTTAATAGCTTCCTGCTGTTCAGTGGTGATTTTACCAGGCAACGCCTTTTTAGCTTTCGGTGTATTTCCGTAAGACCCCGTTTTACGAATGGATGGCAAAACTTCAGCTGTTACCCATTTGCGGAATTTGTGCGGGACTGAACCTTTATTGACGGCATCACGGCAGCGCAGAACCAATGTATACATACCTGATTCGCTCACAATGCTTAAATTCTGCTCACCACCAAGGGTGTAACTTAAAGTTACTCCCTTCTCATCGTCATCAAGTGCAGTAAGCGCCTTGCGTGAGTTAGTCAGGGCTAAAGCATCACAAACATCTTTTGCTACAAACCACGGCTCACCGCACTTGTTGATGACGCGGATTTCACTGTCGCCGAATTTGAAGATGGTGAAATCGTTTTGTGCCTTTGCTATACTTTTCATGTCAATATTTCCCGATCAGATTTGTTGATGTAGAAGCCTCGCCAGTTCCCGCTGTCGGGGCTTCGTTATTTTTAGAGAGCATTCCGCATTTTCTCCCGGTACTTCAACCACCAAGCTAATCCTTGAACCAACACTGAGTTTTCTGACATTCCCTCTTCCTCTGCAATGCGCTTAACTTCTTCCTTAAAGCGGTACGGGTAGCGAAGAGTTGTCTTTACTTCATTCTTTTCCATGCTGTCTCCTTATTTCATAATGAAGGCAAATTGCCTTTAGAGTCAATTTACCATGATTGCACATGAAGTCAAGTTGCCTCTACAATGATTTTTATTTGAGGTGAGTTATGTCAGAAAAATTTCCCAGCCAAATGCAAGACAAGTTCACCGTGAGGTTTCCTGACGGATTGCGCGATGCTATAGCTGAACGAGCTAAACGTAATGGCAGATCAATGAACTCAGAGATTGTGCAGATACTGGAAGATGCCTTGAATGCAGAAAATACTCTTGGGGAAATAGCAGATAAAATTAACAGCGTCTCGGTTCCGCTAAATGTTGATGCGCTAGTTCAACTTCAAGCCCAGGTTATCGCCATGCAAAAAGAAATACAGGAAAAGTTCAGAGAGCAGAACGAAAAGTTGAGAGAACTGCTAAACAAAAAACCCACCTGACGGTGGGTTACGGAGAGGGCAAGATCATTTAACCTTTCGGCAATCGTACGTCCAAAATTCCCGAGGCTCGTCCATATTTTTGCGGATAACTTCAACGTTGAGGATCGCTTTTTTGTTTCGTTTGATGTAGTCCATACCTAACCAACGTCCAGTATTAGGATCAGGTAACATCCATTGCATCATGACGTTATCGAAATCGTCTTTTTGTTTCAAAAAGGTCATTTTTTGTGTTTCTGGCTTTTGACCATTGATGTGCATGAGGCCATCATTGCCAGCATCAAAGCGGAATGGTCCGCACTGCGTTGCCGCCGAAACGGTTAACGGCAGGGCCAAGAATAAACAAAAAAATACTTTTTTCACTCTACATCTCCGACTTTGTCCAAAGTGCCTTTTGCCAATAGTTCTTTGCCACCTTTAGCCAGGCAAAGCAGGTCCATATACCACGCCTGCCCGCGAGTATCGCCAGTATAGTCAATGCTGCCGACAATGTAATCACCATCGGTATTGATTGCCGCCAGCTGCGACCCGGGAAGCCCATCGACATAGATGTTACCGTCTGTGGTACTTTCGCCTAAGATACCTGGTGACTGGCCAACCTGGTCATTACCGAGAGCCTGACGATATACAGAGGCCTGATCCAGCCTGATAAGCCCACCAAGCTTAATATTCGGGTTTATCAGACAGCGCACATTTACCCCGGCGCCCATCGTCTGCTGAGGCATACCGATCAGGCCCGTATTGGCGTTCAGTACAATCGCTTCCTGTATGTACTTATCATCAGGAACAATATGCACCTGGTTGTTTTCGTACCACCAATTAGCCTTACATTGCCCTGCAAGGCTGTACATCAGGCGTCCAGTGTTCTGATAAATAGTGCGGCCGCGGGGGAATACAGTTGGACCAAAATCCGGCCTGCTTCCCTCTGTAATGCCATAAGGGCTAAGGGACTGCATACCCAAATCAAACAGGTCAGCATGCTTCCAGCCTGCCGATACTGTCGTTTTCACGCTGGCGTTGAGATGCCCCTCCCAGCCATCAATACACTGGATGAGCACCCAACTATCGGTGACGTTATCTTTTCCGGTAACGGTAAAGCGAATATCACCGTTAAAGATGATCCCCACATTTTTATCAGGATAGTTACCACTGCTGTCTGCTGTGCCGTTATACCCGGCAATAGCCCTTACACGAGTAAACTCTTTACCCATGATCCGGTTTTGTGTCTCCGGCGACAGATTGTAGATTTTGAAGTTACCCACGAATCCGTTAAAGATAGTCGCGGGCATCTTCTGGATATTAAACGTCACCTTAAAATCCGACAGCGAAACACCATCACCCTTGTCGTCAATAAGCTGCAGCTCAAAGTGCCGCATCCAGTTCTGAGACATAATCACTCCGTTACTGCGTAGAGATGGCTTTTAATGCCGAGGTCGGTTTGGGTTGGATTATCATTTGCTGGGTCGTCGCAATTGACATAGAGCGAAAAGCCAAGCCCGAGATAGCGATACTGAGCCAGCAGGTTGGCGCCGGTGATAAGCGGGATCCCCTTTATCAGGTCGGCCCCGGTACTGTCCATAATATCCAGACACCAGAAAGCAGCACGCCAGGTGACAGCCATTTGCAGGCTTTGACCTGCAACAGATATGGAGAATCGCTGGTTTTCTGGTGATAGAGGGATTTCTGAAACAGCCATTTAACCTCCCGAGATGAAACCGACAAACCGGCTTATTAGCGACTCATCTTTCGGAGTCGGTGTCTTTACTCCTGAATTTTGCACCGCTGACGTGTTTACCCCCTCTTTCATGTTTTCCTTCGCTGCCACGCTGACTGTCTGCGTTTGGCTGGTGATTATTTCCCTCAGTGTAACTGTCGCCATCAGTACGTTTTCGCTGGTACGTTCGGTCGTCACATCCAGAGAGCGGATCACCATATTGGTATAAAGACGCTTCCCGGTGGTTACATCAAGCAACTGCCTTTCCTGCTGCATTTTGAGCAGCTCAGCATAGACTTCCTTAGGCCCCATGTTGTTAAGGGGCGTAGACAGCCCGATGCCTGCTGTATCATAAAAATCCAGCAAGGAACCACCACCAGCAAAGCCTATCTCCATAACGACTTCTGACGGGCGCCGATATGCATGGTCTGCAATGAACCCTGTTCCTGCGCTTGTAGGCCTTTCAACTGGATGCTCTGTCACCTCCAGAGCATCGCTATGACGCTCTGAAACCACCACATCGGGTATCATCAGACCAATACGGCGGCTCCGCTGCTGGAAAAGGGTTGAAAGAATATCCATCAGCTCGGCCCCCTGGTTAGTTGCTGGGTAGCGCGTGCATTAACGTTGCCCTGGCTTTCAGAGACGATTTTCCCCGCCTCTCTCGGATCGCTGACACCAGAAATGTTGATAACGGTATTCTGGTTCAATGTCGCGCCAGCCCCCGGCATATTGCTCAACACCTTCGGGATATATTGCCTGGTTTCCTGCGGCATCAGCGCCATGCCGTATTTCTGCACGTTACCGATCCCCCAGTTATACGAGGCCAGAGCTTTACCCAGATCTCCGCCGTTCTTCTGCAGGAGCATCGATAGATATCGCGCCGCCGCTTCCGCTGACTTGATCGGGTCGAAGACATCATTCCCGCGTAGCCCCATATCCCGAGCGGTGCCAGGCATAAACTGGAACATTCCCTGTGCGCCGGCACCGGATACAGCGAACTGATTTCCCCCTGATTCAGTGATAGCGACACTTCGCAGAAGACCAGAAGGAAGGTTATACATAGCCTCCAGCTTACCCATCATCGGGGCCATCCATCCAAGCAACTGAGCGCCAGCTTTTGAAGGTGACGGTCGTTTCACTGATTGTCCGTACTGCGTGGCATCACCATTCCACCAGTCAACAGCCTTATCCCATAACCCCTGCCCGACAGAGGCGGCACCCTGAATAATCGGGCTATCACTCCACGCTGCGGCTGCGCCTTTAAGCGAATCCCATGCGCCTGAGAAATCGCCACTAATAACCTTTCGCAGAGCGTCCACCAGCGAACCAAGGATTTTGATTGAACTGCGGACGCTTTCGATAATCTGGTCAAACAGCCATTTGCCATTAAATTTCGACGTATCGATATTAATGAATTCAAGGAATCGCTTACCCAGATCGACGATGGCAGAGCCAAGGTCTTTAACCTTCAGATAGATGCCACTAAAGTCCTTACTCAGGCTGGCAAAAGCCTTTTGGGCATATTTGATACCCGGCTCCCATTTCCCCCAGTCTATGAGCGACTGGCCGCCTTCTTTCCACGTACGGTAATCGTCGTAGAGACCTATCAGCGCGGCTCCCAGCATAAAGACACGGCCAATGGGCGACATCGCAAAGGCGGTATTCAGAAGGCGCCATGCAACCATCAATGCGCCAAATACCTCAATAACTTGTCTGGTTTCGGTACCGAGTGATTTCCACCAGTTGATAATGTCCCCTGTGAGCTGTATCAACCGATAAACCACCCGGCCAATGATTTCACCAAACCACAGGACACCTTTGACACCAGCAGTGATAGCCCCTTCAATTTTCGGGAAATTCTCCATGATCTGACGGCGCAGGCGGTCCAGCGAGCCCGTCAGACCATCGGCCAGACTGGAACCGATTTTGTCCCGCGCCATACCGGCCATTTCGCCGAGGGAACGGAGTGAGGTCATAAACCTGTTAGACGCAGCAGCAGCCTGTTCAGGATTGAACCCGATGGCCTTTTTCATCGCGTTGTACTGGCCCATGTACTCACCAATACCACGGCGCATTGCCATCAGGGTATTTTCATCAATACCCAGCATCTGTGCGTACTGGTTTGCACGGTAGTACGGCATGCTGCTAAGACGCTGGCCGACGCCGGTAAAGATCGTCGCCATATCCCGCATGTTGCCGCTGGCATCACGCGTTTGAACCCCCAGCCGGTTCAGGAAACCCTCAGCGCCGGGATTGTTACGCATGAACCTGGCAAGATTTTCGAGAGAGCCGCGGGCCCCGTCGACACTGCCGCCAACCTGACTAACCGCATACCCAATCTGCTTAATGCCCTCCACCGTCGCGCCTGTGCGCTGAGAGGCCCAGTACAGGTCGTCGAGACCGCTGGCAATTTTCGCGGTGAATGCAACGACGGAAAGTGCCGCCGCCTCAACTTTGACGCCCAGTTCAATCGCTTTAAGCGTTGTCCCGGCAACGACGGCATCGAATTTTCTGGCGCCAGCCTCATCAACTTTGAACCCAAGCGAGATCAGAAAGTCCTTGAGCGTTTCAGCGTTCATTAGCCTCTCTCCATTTCGCTATACGGTTTTCGTTATCGGCTTTCAGGTCCAGCCAGTCATTCATACGGGCAATATCAGCCAGGTCTACTGATCCATCTTTCAGGGCGGTGTAAGGGATAAGCCCGGCATCCACCGGGCGCATCAGGAAATCCTCACCTTCTGGCATGGATTCCAGGACAGGACCTATGGCTGGGTAGGCGTCCCGCTGCCGGGGAGTTCTTTCAAAAAATTTCCCAGGCTGTCGGCGACCACCCGCGCCACCAGCTGCAGCATCGTGAACAGGTCGATATCGTCGAACATCAGCGCGCCCTGATCGAATACCTTCGTCCAGCCCTTTTCGTGCTGGCGGGAAACGACGCTCAGACACGGATGAATCACCGCGTTAACGTCCTCGTCCGGCAGCGCGGCCAGCGTATCGGCAATTTTCGGCAGTACGCTTTCCAGCACTGCACCAGAGTTACCCGCAGCGGCCTGCGCTTTCAGCGTGGAAAATTCGCTAACGAGCCCAGCCAGCACCGGCAGCAGCTTACGGCTTACCTTCAGTTGCTGGAATACGTCGAGTTTGGCGGTTCGATAATTAACGCCTTTGATTTCAAATTCCATCCGTTAAAACTCCCCCAGCAGCTGGTCAATCTTGCCGCAGTCAAAGACCCAGGAAACCGTATTGCCGACTTTGGCGTTAGCGTGATCGGGTTGCTTCTGGAAAGCACAAGAACGCGCTGTAGTGGTATCACCTGATACTTTGTTGCGAATGACGATGACGTTATTGCCCCACGTCGCCGAGGACAGGCTCTGTGCGTTGTACATCAGCGAGAGCTTTTTGTTTACCGGGGAGGTTTTCAGCAAAGTTACCGTGATAGTGCCGCTCTTACCGGCGTGCAGGCTGTGCATCACCTCACCATCGGCGCCGACGGTCATGGTGTTTTTTGCCTCGGTCATCGCAACCGTAATACCTTCTTCGGAGTTCGCCGAGCCGTAGCCCAGATCGATACTGCCGGTTGGGCCCGTCAGGGATGCCGAGACGTCAATAAAACTATAGGTTCCGCTCATGGTCGCTCCTTATCGCACCACATTGATCTGCACGTCGGCATAGTGAATGGCACCCGCCAGTTTGATCGCCGCCTGAATCACCGGCGACTTACGCGCTTCCCTGTCGGACTGCGCCTGGTTTTCTACTGAATCGGCGTGGACGTAGTAACCCTTGGTCAGTGTGTCACCTGATTCAATCTGGCCGATCGGGCCGCCATTCCATACACCCGGAGCCACCAGGCCGTTATTAACCGCCTGATCCAGTGAGGCTTCGACGTTGGTCATTAACCGGGTTACGCCTGCGTCGGTCTGCGGGATTTTGGTGGCCGAGGTGTAAAGCAGGTTATAGAGATTGGTCTGAACGTAGTTCTGCAACCAGTCGAGCCCGTGGCGCTCGTCGAAGAAGTCACCGTTCGCCATGACACCCTGTTGCAGGATCGCCGTGTCGTTGGCGTAGTACACGAATACATTGCAGTTTTTTGCATCAAGTGCCGATGCCTGGCTGACTGTCAGTGTTTCATACCCGACACCCGGCTCCTGCTTAAACTTGAGCGTAATCGCGGTATTACTGCCATTGAAATTAACCGTGAATGCCCGGCCAAATGCAGATAACGCAGCGTATTTATTACCCGATGAATACTGAATAAAACTGCGTGAATATCCGGCGGTTTTCAGTTTTGATGCCAAATCATCGCTGGATGCAGTCTGCAGGCATTTCTCATCGCTTGTCGTAATCGCCAGAATACGGCTTACAGAAGAGGATTCGATCGCCGCAGCCACTTTCAGCCAGTCTGCATCCGGAATATCTTCATCGTCTGCAATCCCCAGTCCATACCATGAAGTATAATCGAGCATGGCATTCACAGCCTGCTCCAGCGTCTCAGGCGTGGCCTGTTCGCTGTCTCCCTTCGTTTTCACCCAACGACCAACAAAAACCTCCTGAGGTTTCGGTGATTGTGAGAAAAACACCTGCGCAGCCTTATATTCTGGTGATTCCACGCCAAAATCTTTTCCAATATCTTCCGCGGCAGAATAACGGCGAATGCGCTCACTTACCGGAATGATTGTGGACGGGCCGAGAATGAGTAATGCACCAAAATTTCGCCCTGATGCTGCACGCGGCGACATGATCACATCAACATTAACAACGTTTGATACAGGCAAGCCCTGTGCCATAGCTTAATCTCCGAAAAAGATGACTGGTGCTTCCACCAGCGATTTAATACCGTACTGGCGGATGATTTTGCGGCGCAGGTCAACGCTGATATCGTACCGGCGCACCCACTGGTTATTGATGAGTTCGGGCAGATTGAGGATCCGCCCATGCTGCAGAAATGTCAGGCCTGAGCGGTTGAGCTCGTCATTGTTCTGCGAGACCAGCAGACCGTCACGAAAGCGCGTGGCCATTGCCATCCCCTGCGGGCCATAGAAGCACAAGATCAGGCTCACGGTCTCATGCGACCACTGTTCGGTGTTCTCTTCGCCCTGCACGTACGCCGGGTTGAAGTCCTCCTGAATGCCGGTGATACCGAACGCGCACCAGGTGGTGCCGTTTTTGGGTATCTGCTTTTGCGGGTCAGTCCAGCGTGGGTAAACCAGCGTGGCAGCCTGCCCTGTCACACCCCGTATCCAGCGGCTGATTAGCCGTTCCAGATCCTCATCGTAGGGCGGTGAATCACCGACGGGGGTCAGATATCCCGCCGTTGTGCTGTCGTTACTCAATTGGCGTTCCCCCGTCGAATTCCAGAAGCTCGCAATGCGCCTGAACGAACCCGGCACCGTACGCCGTATACGGGTCGACAAACGTCACACGATAATCTCGCCCGCGGTAGGTTACGATATCGGCATCTAATCCGGGTTGCCCCTGAGTCAGCCTGAACTGCGTCACGATGAGAATGGCCCCGTTGATGTTCTGTCCGGCGGCCATACGCTTCGCTTCCAGTGAACGGTCGACGGTTACGACACCAGAGAACGGAATAGCCTGCGCGGTATTGGTCGGAAAATTATCTTCGTCCACTGTCTGCACCTGTCGATAACACACCAGAGACAGGTCGACAAAGTCCGGATCAAGCAGAACATCCGTCACATCGAGAAACGGCATTATTCTTTCCTCACGACATACTGAATCGCTCTGAACAGGAATCCGCGGGCACGCAACGGCTTATCGCCTGGAATGGGAGGCTTCATTTCTCTGCGCTTCTTGATGGTTTTTTCAGATAGTGGGGTCAGACGATCGCCTGCCTCAATGACAGCCTTTGAGGCATCACGCGCAATCTGGCCTGCGGCTTCAAGATGCATCGACGCCACATCTGCCTTACCTTCAAGCGCAGACTGAGCGGCCAGCTTTAAACGCTCTGTCGTTTTATCCCGGGAATCCTCAATACCCATGTCCAGAAATGGCCTTGGCGGCAGAGTAACGGTCTCACCGTCTATCTCTACGGTTGCCCCGGTGGACTGGAGATACCCCAGCTCAGCGTTGCTCAGCGGCGCATCATCGCGCGGAGGACCTGCCGGGATACCAACCAGCACATCAGTGCCTGACAGCTGCTTCAGCGCATCCAGAACGCTGCTGTAATTGTCTTCCCGAATTGTGAGCCCGCTTTTCATTCCGGCGTCCCCAGTTGAACCGCACCGGCACCAAACATCATCAGGTATTCCCAGAACTCCGATCCGTAACGGGAGTTGTTCCAGAAACCGGCATTAGGGTCCAGGGTTGCGCTTGCGTCATAACTGGCTGAAACCTTATCCACTGATTTCGCGGTCTGTATGCCGCTATTTATGCCACCAGCAGTACCCACAGCTACACCACGCATATCGGCGGCGTAAAGGTACATGTAGTGCGCAACATACAGCCCGACGATGTAGGGAAAGATATCCACGCCAAAGCGCGACTCACTCAGCATGGCATCAGCAAGATTCAGTCGAGCCTGAATCATTGGCGTGGGGTACTTTGTATCGTCAGCGAACTGCGGAAAGGTTGCCCTGAACTGCTCAGGCGTCGGCAGACTTTGATTTCTTGCCATTGTTGGTAGTCTCCGGCAATTGCGCTTCGAGTTCAGCAATACGCGCGTCTTTCTCGGCGATTTTTGCTTCCAGCTCAGCAATGCGCGGGTCTTCTGCGACCGCTGGCGCTTCGCCATCCGGAGAACAGTGCGCTTTTACGAACCAGTGATCAGCAACCGTGTCATCGACGTCGTGGAAGCCAACCGGGAAATGCTTTTGCTCTTTGCCGTCGTTGAAGTTAAACGGGGAGAGTACGTAAATCTTTTTCATTGCAAGTCCTCATGAGCGGCCCTTTCGGGCCGCCGCAGGTTAGATGCCGTCGACGTAGGCCAGAGTTTCCGGATAAACCGGCTCTACTGCACCCAGCTTGCCGTAATAGGTTACGAGCTGATACAGGCCGCGATACTGGATCGGCACGCTCATCAGCGGAACCATCGGGAAGCGAACGTATTTCTTGTCGTTGGTGTAGAACATCATGCGATCAGAGTTCGACACGCCACGACCTTTCGCCCATTTCACCGGACGGATGTTCAGAGGACGCCCGTTCTGGTGGTATGCGATGGTGTTGGTTTCCAGATAGGTCAGCAGGGACTGGTTACCAGCGCTGGATACGATGGTGCTTGCCAGCAGAGAGAACTGCTCCGGCGGGATCAGCATGTCCGTCGGTACCATGGAGTAAGCTGAGTTGGCCCACGCAGCACTCAACCCGGCATTAATGCTCGCCCGGATTTCGTCAGCGGTGGAGGTCGCCCAGGTCTTCGCGGCGTTGGTCGGCGTTACCTGCGTCAGGTTCAGCAGGCCTTTAACGTTCAGACCGGAATCGCCGATATAAACCTGCTCGTCCGTGTCCATGTTCCACTTCAGCTGCATGCCGTCGTACTTCTGCGTGTCGATCGGGCGACCAACCTGCGCAGCTGCCTGCAATTCAGGAACGGTCCAGCCAAGCTCCATACCCCACAGTGTGAGCGGGAAGCCAGTTTTTGCGATGTCGACGTTAAGGCCAGCCATCGCGGTCGCGGCTTTGCTAAGCCAGTTTTTACCGTTAGCATTCGGCGTACCGGCAGCAGCAAAAGTGGTGTTAGTGAACGAGCTGATCTCATCAGCAATAGACACGTCTTCACGCAACTGGATATCGCGCGACCAGGTGAAATTCACCAGCGGCAGATTCAGTGTCTGATCGAGACGCTCCAGCTCATGGACAAGAAAGGCACCAGTGCCGTCGACTGTCGCCTGGTCAAATGTCATTGGCATTTGCGATTTCCTTAAATATTGAAGGCCAGCTCAATGTTGCCGCTGGTGTCGCCAGGGCCATTGAAGTAAGCGTTAGTGATCTGGACGGTATTCGAGCCATCAGCGGCGGCAAGGAACGCGCCGAGAGGGCTTGAGGCGGATGGTGTGGCCACTCGCATGTAGACCGGGCCATGCAGAGCAACGCTGGATGCATCCGCGCCGATGTTTACCGTGACGTAACCACGTACCAGGCAATCGCCGGTGAAGTTTTTACCGCTGCCTACCTGCTGGACTTTATCCGGCTGGCTGGCGGTCGGATACGGACGAACATAAATGCCCACCAGCTCCGACGCTGTATCGCTCGCAGCGATTGGCACAAATTTCCCGGAGGAAATCTTGCCGCCAAGGCCGTAAGCGGGGAAAAGGTTGGAGGAGTCCAGCAGCTGAGGTTCAACCGTCAGATCCTGCGGACGAGAAATTGCCCCGGCGATGCCCGCTGGCATCCGGTAAAGAAATGTATTACCCATTGGTTAGCCTCGTTTAGACCAGAATTCCTGCGCGGCCTGATTCATACCGGCAATGGTTTTAACAGTGGTGGCAGTCTGCGTTTGCAGGCTGTCGACGGTTTTGGTATTGCGGTTTTTCGCCAGCTCAGAAACAGCCGTGAAAGCCATATCTACCGTGGCTTTTTTCAGCTTGCTGATATCGGCATCACCGACAATAGAGCGCACCAGAGATTGATCGGCAGAGGCGAGCACCTGACGCTTGAATGCTGTCGGCTTCGCCTTCTCTGGCAACTGGATGCCTGGCTGAATCAGATCGGCACGGTAAGCGGCGTCGCCGGTAACCTTACCCTCTTCTTCCTTTTTCTCCTCTTCGTCCTCGGCATCGCCGGTTCCAGGAGCAGTTGCCGCAGGCGTGAGTTTGGCCACCGCCTCAATCAGCGCCTTACCCCATGCAGGAATTTCTTCCTCGGCATCGCCGGTACCAGGCAATGCCGGGCCGGGAAGCGGATTTTGCGGCGCAAGGTTGATGACCACTCCGCCAGGTGTCATAGAGGTCGATACGTCGTTATCGCCCGTGACATCATCAGGCGGGTTATCAATGAGACTTGCCATTTCGGCAGCGTCCCCGGTTTTACGGGCCTTCAGGAGCCGGGTAAACCAGTTTTTAGTAGTGCTTGGCATAGAATCCCCTATTGCACAACGGAAACCGGCCCGCCCGTTAGGGACAAGGGCCAGATGGTTAGCGGTAATCGCAGATTGCTTTGCGAGACCAGGTGAAATTTGTTCGTAATCGGCGTCGTACCCGCAGCTGACCTCATCATCACCATCATCAATGGCCTGCAGGGCTTCCGGGGTTTTAACGATGACATCAGCCAGCAGCAGATCGGTTTTATCGTCCGTGCCACGTCGTACGTTCTGGATGTGCCCGTGAGCCAGCTGGCGCCAGTTGTCAGGGGTAACAAAGATGATCTGCCCGTCAAAATCTCGCGGATGGCCGATAGTAACTGCCATGCCTTCGAATGACGCCATGGCTCGCTCGCTGAACACCTCTTCTGGCATCCGGCGTACGATGACTTTCCCTCTGTCGTTTGGGACAAGCTCAGGCCGCTCTGTGGCGTCGTACTCCTGCTCACCAGTCCTTGCGATCGGGACGTCCTTAAATAGGACTGACCCATCAGCAAGTTGAAAGCGGGTATTACCCAGGCGGGTTTTAAAGAAATATTTCATGGATTACCTGCTGAATTGCGGGCAAAGAAAAGGCCGCTGAATAGCGGCCTCGTTGTTAGTTACTATTTAATCTTTCTCGTAATATCTTGGCTTTCTCAAGCTTTACTTTTGCCGATTCGAGAGTTTCTCTTGCTTGTTGCACCCTCCTGGCATCCTTGTTTGGATTACTTCCACGCCCTCCCCAGTCCGGGCTAGATATCCTTTCCCAAGCTTGTTTTGCGGATAATAAATAGCGTTCAGCACCTTCCACATCAGAGGCATTTCTTAACCACTCTAAATAGAACTTGGTAGCTTCTTCACAATTTTTTAAGAAATTCTCAATATCAGATTTTCTTGTTTTCCCCGTTGGCAGCGAGAATGGGCACCATTCAGATTGCTCTAGGGGTCTAAAATACCAAGAATATACCCATTGCCCGTTGATAAAATCGCGTTCATGGGTGAATTCTAACCCGTTAAGCTTATGTATGTTTTGCTTCATTTGCTATCCCTATCGAGTTGTTACTAATGCATTATGCATTATTTTCTAAACTCAGGGATCTGCACTTCTGGCCAGCAATCGCAGTTCGGCAGGCATCCGGCGTGTCCGGTCATGCCGTCAAGAGTTGGCGGGTTATCCCAGCGCACAAATTTATCTTTCATTCCTCGGTGCGATGGCCTGGTACCAGCCCCCTTGATGCGCCACCAGTACCCCTCAGAGCCAACTGACAGCGCCCGAGCCTGAGTTAATGCGGTAGTTGCACGCCCTATCTCAGTGCGGGCTATCATCCGCGCCCTGCTGGCCGCCACGTCACCGGATTGCATGATCATCTCGTAAAGCTGATCGGGGCGCTCACCATGGATGACAGCCTGTATCGCACGCTCCTGAATTTCTCTTATTCTTCCGGCCGCCTCTAATGGCAGAGACTTCATGTAGCGAATCTGCCGATAAACGATGTCTTGCGCCACCATGCCGACAGGAGTGTTACCAATCACGTCACGCAGACCAGCGGATATTTCTTCCGAAACAGAGCGCCACTGATTCCACTCTTCTCGCTCCACCTGGGCAAACATCTTTCGACCGACCATTTCTGCCCAGTCGTCGATCACCCCGGAGTAGTCAACAAGCGATTTAGCAATGCTCTCAGCGCTTGCCTGTGAACCATCGTAGGAACCCGTGACGATTTGATTTATCTGGTCGACTATCGCCAGTAGGCTTTTCTGATACTGGACCTCCGATCGGCGGCGGAGGGCTGGTTTCAGATTCAGTCTCCTGCCACTGTTTCGCCGCATTCTGGATATCCTCATCGCTAATTGAAGCACCGATGCCGGTAACGTCAGACAGCTCGCGCAAATCTGTCAGAGCAGCAGCCGGCGACATGCCCAAATCACGCACCGCGGTTGCAAGAGCGGTAGTTGTGTTGGTTGCCACCGTGGAGCGATCGGTGTCGCTCATCTGCCACAGGGGGTTAAACTCAAAGGTGAAATCTTGCGGCAACGGCTCGCCAAACTCTGAGCGATGCAGTACATCGAATAACAGGCGGATGTGAGGCCGTAAATCTCGCTCCTGAAGCGTTCCAACGTCGTCGTAGTAGTTCGCGAGGTCAGCGTCACCGGTTGAAAAGCCCTTCGGTGACTGGCGGAACAGACGGACAAGAGGAATGCCAACAGCACCCGCGATATCCTCTTTAAACTCGCTAAGCAGGTCAGACAGGCCCGCGAAAGAATAGGAATGTGTTTCAAATTCGTCCTCCGAATCAAACAGGGACATACCCTCGTTCGTCTGGTACTGGCGAACTAACTCCATTTGTTTAACCAGCGCTTCGAATGGTTTACCGCCCATGGCGATAATTTCACGCAGCTTTTTAATCTTTGCCGTTCGCAGATGTGCCTTGTAGGCAAGCTGGGCGGCGCCGACGCTGGTGCTATCGTAGGAAGTCAGGCGATCGAAGATGCGCTCGACAATGGACATGCCCCACTCGTTTTCGGTGATTTTCTGCTGGTAGGGCAGTTTCACACCATCCATGCGAATCAGTCGGCTGTGGTGAACGGTCCACGCAGGAAGCCCCTGCGCCGTCGTCACGATGTCATAGAATTCTGGCTTGCCGAGATTGGGGCCAAGCGCCTTAATGCGCCTGGTGAGCTGTGGGTTAATCATCCAGCGGTCAAGTACAGCCAGACCTTTAAAGCTGCCCTTGCCAACCTTATCCAGCACCAGCGGCGTCAGCGGTGCCTGACCTTCAATCAGAATCAGCGCCCCCGCCCCGCCATACAGCCGGGACCATTTCAGCGTCTCGTTGATGCAATCCCAAAGCTGAAGCTCATCGAACCGTGATTCCAGAATGCCACGACGTTTCGGGTCAATCTCACTGGTGATCCGCACGCCCTTTTTGGTCATATCGTCCGCTTTCGAATCGACTGCAGCGCCAATAATCCAGGAGGAACGATAAGCCCACTCGATGAGCAGGCGGTTTCGGCTGGTATAGTTCGCCCTGTAGGTCGATGCGGCATGCTGGTTAGGCTGCTGCATACCGACACGGGCAACAAAGTTATCGTACGAATCCGCCGTGGCGACTCGTCCTGTTTTCTTCGCCATGGTGACTATTCTCCGGCTTTTTCGGTACTCGTGGCGGATAGGATAATTTGTTAAAAAACGACCCGATTTAACATAATGACTGTTACCCGCACCAGCCGGATCCCTCCCATGATGAAATGTCCGCCAAAGGCTTATTTATCGGGGTTAAGTGGCTAAAAGCGCGTGAATAAAACATGCATAAACAGGGTCGAAAAATGAATAGCGTGAATTTTGCGTGAAACGGTTATTTCCAGGTATTTAGCTGTTTCCCAGCGCTTCCCAGATATCCATTGCCGTATCGGTTGGAGCAAACGCCATGATGAACGCGTCGGCCACGTTCGGCGATGGTACGTCACGCTTGGCGAGGTCTTTCTTGCTTTCCACCATCACGCGCCCGTTTTTGTCAAAATCACGGTGCGGCGTGGTAAGTTCCAGCTTGAGCTTTTCCAGCAGCGGACAGGATGAGTCAATACTAATCAACTCATCTACCGGGTACTGCTCGCCGTTCTTTACCGCGTTGAAGGTGTTACGGAAGCGATCCGCTACCAGCCACCAGGCTTGCGCTTTGAGGTTGGCGAAAAAATCTTTGTTCGGGATGCCAATGTATTCGTAGTCCGGCTCATTCACACCAGCGCCAGCGTTGAAACGCTGATAGTTGATGCGGGATGCGTTCATGTTTTCGCGCTTACGATCCTCATTAATTTCTGAGAATTTCGCGCCAGCAGATGCCCCAACGCCGATTGAGTCGTAGACGATATCAGCATCGCGCTCCAGTGCTGCCTGATACGTACGCTGGCAGCTCTTCAGCAATTCGTCTTCTTTCGCCTTCCACTCATCCGCCCAGTACACGACGGAGCCGTGGCGATAGACGTTAGCGCACCTATCGGCGCCGCTATCGGCAACGTCGAAGCCAATACGCTTACGCCCGCTTGGCTCGAAATTCAGGATTTTGTGGGCATCAACAGCCGCCTCAATCCATGACAGCTTGATAATGGCCGCATCATCATCCGACTCTGGCACGCCTTCGTAGACATGCTTAAACCCATCCGGATCCCGGCGCTTAGCGGCTTCGATAACCTTCAGCATGGTGTCGGACAAAAAGGGGTTTTCATCGTAGTTGATTTTGCGTATCAGCGTATCTTCTGGCGGGTCGACCACAAAGTTACGCCAAACGAAATCAGTCACCAGTCCGGGGTTAAAGATAAACCAGCACTCTGAGCCCTCTTTACGGATGGTAGGCTCCAGTATCTTCCACTGGTATTCCGTCAGCGCGTGGGCCTCTTCAAGCCACAGAACGTCGATACCTTCCAGAGACTTAATCTCTTCAATGTTGCGCCAGAGCCCATAAAACACGAATTCAGACCCGGTCACCCGGTTAATGATTTTGTTGTTCAGAATGCGGAAACGATGCCGCAGGCCAAAGCGGTCAATCTGAATTTTGAGCAGGGTATACACCGACTCTTCAATTTTGTTCTGGATCTGACGTGCACAGCAAAAGCGCAGGCTGTATTTATTCGACAGAAATATGGCGATGCCAGCGGCATCCCATGATTTTGACGATGACCGACCACCATAAAGCACTTTGTTACGCGCCTGCGTCGTCCAGAAGCTACGCAGGACCGGATTCAGCGTCGGTTTGGATGTCAGAGTAGAAGTCATTGAGGTCACGCTCTCCGTTGCCATCATCAATACCTGCATCACGGCGAAGACGATCGGCCTCCAGCGACACCTTGTCAGTAGCAGCCTTGCGATAGTCCGTATCAGCAAATATTTTGCCTACCGTCGCAAGCGTGCCGACGATGGACTCAATACGAACGGTATTGCGCATCATCGCCTTCTCGGCGGCGCTGATATTTTCCATCAACACCTTTCTTTCCTGGTCCCCTTCAGCATCTTCCAGCTTGGTCAACCACCGGCCAATATTCTCTGCGGCGACAAGGTTGTTAGCCCGAAGGCGAAATAATTCGTCTTCGAGTGTCAACGCTTTCGCGTCTTCAATGACCTCATCTTTGAGCAGAAGGCGCCGGGCGTAACCACCATGCTTTAACGCCTGCTGGTTGCCGGGTTGGAATGGGTTGGTCGGCGGATCGGTACGCACCCCGCGTATCGGTTTCGTATCTGGTGGAGGTTCGGCTTTTGCTTGCGTACTTTTTTGCGTACGGCCAGCGCTGGCAGGCTTTTCGCTGGTACGCACCTTGCTCTTTTGCGTACCACTTTGCGTACCATTTTTGCGTACCTGCGTACCGCTATTGCGTACCCAGTCAAATTTTTTAGCCCTCTTCCTGATAGCCCCTTCAGTAACGCCGTATTTATCGCCTATATCACGGAGACTAAGGACTCCGGCCCGGTATGCCGATTCGATGGCCTCCCAGTCCGGTTTTGCCATAATTTTGTCCTCGCCTTGACATTATCGAGCCACCTCTGGAAGTGGCTCTGTAATACCTTACTTCAGGCATTGCGTGGTGATGTATTCCTGCAGCGCCCTCAATGCTGTTTGGTCGCTGACGATTCCGGACCGGATACCGAGAACGTTTCGTCCAGCAACTGCAGAGAGTTCGACGGTGGCATCATTGCCCATGCTGGCGGCGCCGGTGGTTTGGGTTGCGGCTGACACTGGACACTTGCCTTTGACGAGCACCCGACCACCATTATCAAGCTTGCGCTGCAGAGCATCATTTTCAGCTTTTGCATCGGCTAACTCCTTCGTGTATTTAGCATCGAGTGCATCAGCATCACGCTGGCGCTGCTGCATGTCAGTAATGGTGGCGGTCGCCTGCTTCAGCTCACTGACTTTTTTATCGCGCTGTTCTTTGTAGGCGATGGCGTTATCACGGTAATGATTAACAGCCCATGACAGGCAAACGATGATGCAGATAACCAGAGCTGAGATAATCGCGGTTACTCTGCTCATACCTCAATCTCTCTGACCGTTCCGCCAGCCTCTTTGAATTTTGCAATCAGGCTGTCAGCCTTATGCTCGAACTGACCATAACCAGCGCCCGGCAGTGAAGCCCAGATATTGCTGCAACGGTCGATAGCCTGACGAATATCACCGCGGTCAATCATCGGTAAAGCGCCACGCTCTTTAATCTGTTGCAGTGCCACAGCGTCCTGGCTTTTCGGAGAGAAGTCTTTCAGGCCAAGCTGCTTGCGGTAGGCATCCCACCAACGGGAAAGAAGCTGGTAGCGTCCGGCGGCTGTTGATTTGAGTTTGGGGTTTAGCGTGACGAGTTTGCGAGGGTGATCGGAGTAATCAGTGAATAGCTCTCCGCCAACAATGACGTCATAACCATGATTTCTGGTTTTCTGCCGTCCGTTATCAGTTCCCTCTGACCACGCCAGCATATCGAGGAACGCCTTACGTTGATTATTGATTTCCACCATCTTCTATTCCGGCTTTTTTAGCAGCGAAGCGTTTGATAAGCGAACCAATCGAGTCAGTACCGATGTAGCCGATGAACACGCTCGTTATATAAGCGAGATTGCTACTTAGTCCGGCGAAGTCGAGAAGGTCACGAATGAACCAGGCGATAATGGCGCACATCGTTGCGTCGATTACTGTTTTTGTAAACGCACCGCCATTATATCTGCCGCGAAGGTACGCCATTGCAAACGCAAGGATTGCCCCGATGCCTTGTTCCTTTGCCGCGAGAATGGCGGCTAACAGGTCATGTTTTTCTGGCATCTTCATGTCTTAGCCCCAATAAGGGGATTTGCTCTATTTATTTAGGAATAAGGTCGATTACTGATAGAACAAATCCAGGCTACTGTGTTTAGTAATCAGATTTGTTCGTGACCGATATGCACGGGCAAAACGGCAGGAGGTTGTTAGCGCGACCTCCTGCCACCCGCTTTCACGAAGATCATGTGTAGAAGGCCGCAGCGTAACTATCACTGATGAATTCAGGATAGCCAGTGGCTACGGCTCAGTTATGGTGCTGTTTAACGGACTTGAACCGCTACCCATTCGCTTACAAGGCGACCGCTCTACCATTGGAGCTAAAACAGCATGTTTGGCGGGACAGCGTGGACTCGAACCACGATAAGAAGGTTAACAGCCTTCCGTAATCACCTTTATACGACTGACCCAAATAAAAAAAGCCACCGTTGCAACTTAAGAGTCACTAACGGCAGCTTACCTTCTAATTATGGCTAAATGGATAATTGCATGTCAAGGCCTTTAACAGCAACATGCTTAACTTTCTCAACACGTTTACGCATTTTGAAAGCATTTTGCATTGGCTGGTACAAAACAAATAACGACGCTTTCAGGATGTCGTCAATTTCGTTTCTACAGGTTGCCAGTGAAGGTTTTCTCCATCCCTCGCCACCACGTCCACACATCTTGCGTGGCTTTGCAGTCGCGTGATAGTAGGATGCAATTGCTCGCTTAGATGAACCATGAGCGTAGTAGCTGAGGAGGATGCCAAAGGCTTTCTTGTCAATGTACATGACGGAATCGACGACCTGAGAAATCAACATTCCATCATCATCATTACACATTGGCCTTGTCATAACTCTTCCCGGCTCTACGCTCTCCATGAACTTCGCTATTACGCTGCTCATGCGCTTTTCCAGGCGGCCTGAATAAACCCATGCGCCCCACAGTTCAAGCCATCCATTCAGCCAATCGTGCTGTTCTTTGGTGAGGTTTAGTTCTCTTATACCCATGCGCCTTCTCCCTGTACCTGAATCAATGTGAGGTTTCCGCAGAACACTGCGCCGGTATCGATATACATCTGGTTGGCAAATTTGAGTGGTTTCACTGCTGGCGTATGACCAAAGATGAACGTGTCCGCGCCTTTGATTTCTTTCACGATCCCGTCTTGTGAGTTGCCGATTCGTTCGCGGTTCCAGATTACCTGCTGAGGATCAACTGGCTTTCCAAATTCGTATTCGTTACAAGGATAATCGGCGTGGCAGATGACATATTTTTTACCTTTGCTCACCAGTTCGATGATTAACGGAAGTTCTTCTGCTTTATGGGCAAGAGCTTTAGCCAGAATCTCTTTGTCGTAATCGAGATTAAAGAACCAGCCACCGCCATTAAGCAGCCAGTGATTAACGTTTCCACGCTCTGATAAGCCATCAATCATCATTTGCTCATGGTTTCCACGTACAGCTCTGAACCAGGGGAATGTGATTAATTCCAGGCATTCAACGTTCTCTGCACCACGATCAACCAAATCGCCCACCGAGATAAGCAGGTCTTTTTTGTTGTCGAATCCAATCGTATCCAGTTTGTTCATCAGGTTCGTGTAGCATCCGTGCAGATCGCCAACTACCCAAATATTTCGGTATTTGCTGCCATCAATTCTTTCGTAGATATTCATGCAGCCTCACTTCTGCTGTTTCGCAGTTTTTTAAGTTTCTGTTGATACTCCGCCTTGATGGTCCTGCACTCTTCGACAGTCCAGCGATGGCGGTTATGGTTTGATTCGATTTCGTCTACTGCTTCCTGCCCGATGCGGTTAATCAGTTCGACGCGATACGGAACGAGATTTCCGCTTTTGTGCTGGTTGCACACCACGCATTGCTTGTGAATATTGCGTTCATCAAATCGGAGTTGAGGCGCCGCAGCAGTTGTCCGGTAATGCCCGGCATCCCACTGAGCAGACGTGAGCGTTCCGCACGAGATACATGGTAAGTCGCGGTCTCTTTCTCTGATGAAGGCGTTTACGGCTTGTTGGGCTTGTTTAATCCAGTAACTGCGGGGCTTTAAGGCGAGTTTTCGAATCTTAAGTTTATCTTTCTGTTTCTGATCCTCTCGTCGTCGTTTCTTCTCTGCTGCTTTTTCCGCTTTTTCGCGTTCTTTACTTCGTCGTTCGAGTGCTATCTTGGTTCCACACTCTGGAGAGCACCACCACTGATTAGCGAATGCAGGGTGAAACCATTCCCGACATTCATCGTTTTTACATCGTCTTCGCGCTGGTTTAGCCATCGTCTTCTTCCTCGTACATTGAGCTATTCGGATCGCTCATCAGTTCTGCGCAGCAGTGCTCACACACGTGAACTTCCAGCACATGCAGCTTCTGACCGCAGTTAGCGCACGTTAAAGCTCGCTCGACACTTCCTTGTTCGTAACTTCGATTTTGGTCAATCACCTTGTTTTCCTCGCACGTTCTCTAAGCCACCGGATATCCCACAGGTGAGCCGTGTAGTTGAAGGTTTTTACGTCAGATTCTTTTGGGATTGGCTTGCGTTTATTTCTGGAGCGTTTCGTTGGAAGGTATTTGCAGTTTTCGCAGATGATGTCGGTGAAACTTCGTCGCTGTCGCCTCATGCCGCCCTGTCTCCCCATCTTGCTTTCCACTCCAGAGCCAGTCGCGCTTCGTCTGACCACTTAACGCCACGTTCTGTACCGAATGCCTGTATAAGCTCTAATAGCTCCGCAAATTCGCTTACTCGCATCCTGCTGGTTGACTGGCCTATTACCACAAAGCCATTCCCGGCAAGGTTAGGAACAACGTCCTGCTGCTTTAATGCTGCGGTAAACACACACTTCCAGCTTTCTGCATCCAGCCAGCGACCATGCCATTCAACCTGACGAGAGACGTCACCTAAGCAGGCCCATAGCTTCCTGTTTTGGTCTAAGCTGCGGTTGCGTTCCTGAATGGTTACTACGATTGGTTTGGTTGGGTCTGGAAGGATTTGCTGTACTGCGTGAATAGCGTTTTGCTGATGTGCTGGAGATCGAATTTCAAAGGTTAGTTTTTTCATGACTTCCCTCTCCCCCAAATAAAAAGGCCTGCGATTACCAGCAGGCCTGTTATTAGCTCAGTAATGTAGATGGTCATCTTTTAACTCCATATACCGCCAATACCCGTTTCATCGCGGCACTCTGGCGACACTCCTTAAAAACCAGGTTCGTGCTCATCTTTCCTTCCCGTTCTTCCCTGGTAGCAAACCGGTAATACACCGTTCGCCAGACCTTACCTTCGATAACCAGAAGACCTGCCCGTGCCATTTTAGCCGCGGCCTGATTTATGCTGGTTACTGTTGCGCCTGTTAGCGCGGCAACGTCCGGCGCACAGAAGCTATTATGCGTCCCCAGGTAATGAATAATTGCCTCTTTGCCCGTCATACACTTGCTCCTTTCAGTCCGAACTTAGCTTTGATTTCTGCGATCTTCGCCAGAGCCTGTGCACGATTTAGAGGTCTACCGCCCATGACAGGAAGTTGTTTTACTGGTTCAGGGATCGCCTCACCACGGTTAATTCTCGCAGTCATATGGACAAGCTCATCTGCGGCCTTACGGCGTAATTCCGCATCAGTAAGCGCATTGGCCCGCATGTTCTGATACAGGTTGGTAACCAGCCAGTAGTGCGCGTTTGATTTCCACGGATAAGACTCCGCATCCGGATACAGGCCTCGCTTCCGGCAATACTCGTAAACCATATCAACCAGCTCGTTGACGTTTGGCAGTCCGGCGATAACGGATGCTTCTTCCCGGCACCATGCAACAAACTGCCCGGGTGATGGCAGAAATGGTCGATTCTGCCGACGGGCTACGCGCATTCCTGCGTTAACCTGTTCCATTGTGGTGATCCCGTTTTCCCGGAAAGCCAGAACCCACTGGCGGCGGATTTCGTTCAGTTCGTTCTGGTCACGGTTAGCCAGGCTCGCCGGGAAAGTTGCCAGTAACTGGCTGAACACACCGTTGATGATCTGCGCTACCTGCTGTACCTGCGGCTTTTCGTCGTACTGTTCCGGCATGTTGTTGGCGATCCGACGCATCTGCTCACGGTCAAAGTTAACCATCTGTGCGGCGATGTTTTTCATAGATCCACCCCGTAAATCCAGTCTGTGTTTGTCAGGTCGAGTTTTGGTTTGCTTGCTGTCACGACTGCCTGTTGCTTGTTACGGTTGATTTCGAGCTGGGTCCACTTGTCGCGGAGTTTGGCCGGACTCAGCACGTTACCGGACCAGAAGTTGTCCTGGCAGGCCCAGCGGAAAAGCACACACATATCGCGGTGGTTACGTCCGTCACGTTCACGCATCAGGCGGATATCGTTAGCCCACCCAGCAAAATTCGGTTTTCTGGCTGATGGCGCGATGGTCTTCACCATGTCAAACATCCACTCTGCGGCGGTCAGGTCTTCTGCTGTTCCCCACTTGCTGCCGCTCTGAATTGCAGCATCCGGTTTAACCACAGAAAGATCGTTTTCTGGCTGGTCAGAGGATTCGCCAGAATTCTCGGACGAATAATCTTTTCTTTTTTCTTTTGTAATAGTGTCTTTTGTGTCCCCCTGTTTTGAGGGATAGCAATCCCCCAATTTGAGGGATGTTTTATCCCTCGTTTTAGGGGATTTTCCCTCGTTTTGAGGGATACACCATTCTGAGATGTTTTTATTTGGTCCAAACATGCCGCCTTGCTGCTTGATAATATTCATTCTGACGAGTTCTAACTTGGCTTCATTGCACCGTTTGACAGGTAACTTTGTAATCTCGCTAAGTTGAGAATCGGTGATTCTGTCCATTGGTTTATTCCACCCATAGGTTTTACGCAGAATGGCAAGCAGCACTTTAAACTGTCGCTTGGTCAGATCTGCGCCCGAATAAGCCTCAAGCAGCATATTTGATAGTCTGGCGTAACCATCATCGAGATCTGCCACATTACGCTCCTGTCCGGCAAAGTTACCTCTGCCGAAGTTGAGTATTTTTGCTGTATTTGTCATAATGACTCCTGTGGATTGATCCAGTAATTCCCTCAGAATTGCATATCAATTTGCTTAGAGTCCCCGGCGGCCACCGGGGATTTTTTCTTTGTGATTCCATCAAGCGCATACTTAAAAGCCCTACTAATCGGACTGATGTCTGATGCCATTCCGAAAGCACACAAGACTGAAGCAATAAATCTCCAGTCCGTTCTGCTTATCTTCGATTCATGACAGCCAATCATCTTTGCCAGACCGCGCTGAGTAAGCGTTGACAGGTTGATAAGTAAATCTGTTTCTGCGCGATCAACGTCGCGCTGTGATAGTTTGCTGTAACTTGTTCGTTCCATTTCTTAAGATTTCCAATAGTGAATAGCTAGTTGAAAGGTATACGTGGAAACGCATATGGCCTTAGTTGGTCAGATATCTTTGAACTCGCTTTTCAGCGACGTAGGACGAATGTCCGTTGTTACAAAGAGCGGCTCCGCTTATTAAGCGGCTTTGTGTTCCGGCGGGAACACGTCATCAAGACTTACTTTTGCGCCTAACTTATTTAGGCACGCAACAAGAGCACGGCATGTTTTAAGGTCTGGGAAGCGACGACCAGATTCCCAATGTCCGATAGCTCCCTGTGTGCATCCAACTGCCTTAGCAAGTGTTGTTTGAGAGATATTCAGTGACTCTCGATATTTTCGTAGGTTGCTCATATGCCCTCCATAGTAACCTCGAATAAAAAATACAATATGTACTTTCCAAATACAAGCAAAAATACACATTGTGCATGGATGGTTCCAGTACAGAGCGTAATAATAAGGACATGAAAATGAAATGGTATGAACTGGCTAGATCCAGAATGAAAGAGCTCGGCATAACTCAAGAGAAGTTAGCCGAAGAGCTAGGTATGACGCAGGGTGGGATTGGACACTGGTTGCGCGGATCTCGTCATCCATCTCTTAGTGATATTGGTGTGGTGTTTAAATACCTTGGTATTGATAACATATCATTCAACCACGACGGGACATTTTCACCTGTTGGCGAATACTCATCGGCCCCAGTTAAAAAACAATATGAGTACCCTGTATTTTCTCATGTTCAGGCTGGGATGTTCTCTCCAGAACTCAGAACCTTTACCAAAGGCGATGCGGAGAGATTGGTAAGCACAACCAAAAAAGCCAGTGACTCTGCATTCTGGCTTGAGGTTGAAGGTAACTCAATGACCGCACCAACAGGTTCCAAACCCAGTTTTCCTGACGGGATGTTAATTCTGGTTGACCCTGAGCAAGCTGTTGAGCCCGGCGATTTCTGCATAGCCAGACTTGGTGGTGATGAATTTACCTTCAAGAAACTGATCAGGGATAGCGGTCAGGTGTTTCTACAGCCACTAAACCCACAATACCCAATAATCCCATGCAATGAGAGTTGTTCCGTTGTGGGGAAAGTTATCGCTAGTCAGTGGCCTGAAGAGACGTTTGGGTGACAAGAAGCACAGGTATTAACAATAACTTTCATGGTGATACGAATCAGTGGCTAAAAAAGGCGACTTTAAGCCTACCCAGAAAGAGGTTGACCAAGCTATTACTCGCTTGAAAAAAGTAACTTTTAGCGGAGTTACATGGACCGGAAGTGAGGGACGAACCCCAATCTGGTTTAAATTGGATCTCAAAGCTTTTGATGAAATTGGCAACCCAATCACAGGCATAAGATTTATGCTTCACTGGCGTCCTCCTATCGTTGAAGGGGTGGATATAGTGAAGATTTCATTTGTGATGTTTCTTCATGACAGGCGCATTTACGCGCTTGATCCGTACCCTGCGGATAACAAGCCACACCGTAATAAATCTATAGTGAACCATCCAGATTTTGTTGAGGTGGCTCGAGGTCCTCACTATCACATGTACTTCGAATCAGCTGGGGAAGAAATTGCACTTAAGCTTGAAACGAACATCAAGCCAGATGATTTTTTTGGCTACTGGAATTATTTTTGCGAGGCGCTTAATATCATATATGAAGGCAGCCCACCTTTACCTAATCAAGATAAATCAGGTCAGTTATCATGGGAAATGTAACGTGTTCAACAGTCATATCTAAGCTCGGGTTTGAATGCCACCCAATGAGCGACACGTTGCTGCGCGTTATTAGTCCATTCACATACTACGATGATTGTGAGCAGATAAGTGTATTCGTTCAAGAGATGAGTGGTCAGTATAGGGTTACAGACTACTGCGATACATTGATGAATATTGAATCACGCGGCATCCACCTGACTAAAAAGAAAATTGATCTGATCAGGTCATCACTCGCTTCGCAAGGAATTTCATTAAATGACTCTGGAGAGATATCTGCGTGGGCAGATGAGTCGTCCGTTGGACAGGTAACTGCAAATGTTATTCGTGGTGGGATTCTTGCATCCGCCCAAACTGCTGATTGGTATGCTGAGGTCAAAGACGATAAGTTCGAAAAATGTGTAATCAGTTACTTAAAATCAGCAGGGCTTGGGAAGCGACTAGTCTTAAAGGAAAAAGTGAAAGGTATTAGTGGGCATAACATTACTGTTCCGTTAACGCTAAGGAATGAGTCTCGACTAATACCACCAAAACGCGGGTTTACGGTAAGCCTTGCCAGCAGTAAGGGATGGAATACTGCCCACTCAACAGTTGGGAAGATTGTTGACTTAAGTCAGGTCGTTCCTGACATAAACAATAGATTTGTAATAGTTGACAGCGATGGGTTAACACCTGAGCTACAGCAACTATCATTACTATTTAATGATACCGCACGAGTGTTGCCATTCCATACCAGAGACTCTTGGATTGAGTCTCTGGTAGCCTAGAAAAACCCGGCCTCAGCGCCGGGTTTTCTTTGCCTCACCCCCCACCTAAAGACACATAACCAAATGTATTTATTGAAAAATAAATAGATACAACTCACTAAACCACGCAATTCTGATCTCTCCTTACATCGCCGAGGCGATACACCCACGCTAAAAAACAACACTATTAAATACAAAGTGTTATAAAAAATCACCCCATTTTAGAACAAATCGTATTGACCCAATAAAGTACATATCGTACTATTTAACCGTCAGCAGGACGCTGGAAGCCAAACGGAACAGACTGGCAGGCTCTTTAAACAACGTCGAACTCTCGACTACGTGGCTGAAAAGCCAGATCACCCAACCACATGAGCTGTGGGATGCAATGCCGAAGCAACCGTCTCAGGAGGAGCTTCGAGATTGCATCACCAAAGTTTATTCGGGAGGAATCTATGTCCAGAAAAACAGAATTTAAAGGCACCTCAGCTTCTCGTCGTAGAGCTCGTCGCGCAAACCTGCAAAGTCAGGAGGCGATTAGCTCCGACAAGCTACACAGACCAACCCCCTCTCGAGTGGTCTTGCAATGCAAGCGCAAACCAGCAATGAGAGCAGAAGTAATAACACTGACAACGTTGACCAGAAAATATGAAGGCTCAACTTGTCTTCCAAATGTAGCTCTTTACGCGGCAGGCTACAGGAAATCAAAACAACTGACAGCAAGGTGACTTGTGTTGGTCGCCAGAAAACGAAGGGCAAATCCATCGCATTAATCTGAGGTGGCCCATGAAGAACAGCATCAAGTGCCCGGTATGCGGTCGTGACTTCGATCCACGCACTCCGGTCTGCCACATCAGCAAGTATCACCAGTCAGCGAAGAACTGCGAGCTGGAGAAGATACGCGATGCCCGGCGGCAATATTTCAAAGTAACAGCGAGTGAGGTTCGGTGATGGAAAATAAAACGGCTAACGGGATGTACGTACTGCGTGGTGAGCTGAAAAAGGGACTGATAGCGGAGCTGGTAAAGGCATACGACCAGCTGACTCAGGAGTCAGAAAAATTAAAGATCCTCGGACTCAGGTATAACACCCCTCGACGCATTGTTTATGGCTTTATGTATGAGGTTGCAGCATTAACCGTCAAGGAAATTATGTTTAAAACTGAGGGTGGCTTTTACATCCCACAGGATGACTTCGAATCGAGCGACGATATCGATTCATTAGCCAAAGAGATCATCGATGTAATTGACTGTAATGGCGCATTCCTTGAGCGCCTTCTTAAGGAGTAGCCATGAAAAAACTGTATGAAAAACTCCCGGTCGTAGTGCAGGGGTCATTTTGGGTCTGCTTATCACTGCGGCCATTCTTCTGTCTACCCCGCCAGTCGTCATGTTTCTTCGTTGGTGGTTCAGAGTTTGGGGTGTCTGATCGGCGCAAGCATTACGCACAGAACGAATCGAGCGGGTCGAGTGGCCTGCGGTGAATAAACAAAGGGGTGAGGGTATGGAAAATTTGGACAATGAACTGAAAAGAGTAGTTCAGGAACTGGCCAATGAAGAAGGCATCAGTTTTGCCGATGCCGTGGACGTTTCGATTAAGACGCTTCGTTACGAAATTCAGCATAGAAAGTCTTTTAATGGGTCGCCTGACCCCGATGGAGGCGCATCAGGAGTAGAGGTACGCTGACCAAATATCGAAGCGGCAAACAAAAATCGCTGGGGTTTGACGATTGGTGTAACTGGATAGATAGATACGGAACTTGGTGGGATAAATAACAGGTAACTTAAGCGTATTTACTTTCGCAGCAAACCACTTATTTGAGAGGAATTAATATGTCATCAATCCGCTTAACTACGAGAATGAAAGAGAAAATCGCTCGTAACGCTTTAATTAAGTCTGGGGTTTTCACTGAACTTGAAGAAGTAACAAAGTTAAAGAACCAGCTTGCACTTGACGCCAGAGTTATTGCGTTTGGCGGTAAAAAGAAAACTGAGGAAGTGGATCAGTTATCATCCAAGTTGGTAGCTATAAGTGAAGAACTTGAAAAGATGGGATGTTCATTTTACTCATACGATGTTAGTTCTACTTCAATTTATCTGACTGTATCTGGCAGAAGGGTTGGATGGCATTCATATGGGAAAGACGGCAACGGCGAAGATATATTGCTCCCTACTCCGACAAAAGATAAATGCATGTTTGACGCAGAGCACGAAATAACAAAAAGGTTTGATGAAATCTGCGCATTGCAACAAAAACTTGAAGTCAGGAAAAAGGATATCGAATCAAATGTATGGGCTGCTTTGAACTCAGTCACAACAGTTAAGCGACTTATTGAAGTTTGGCCTGAAAGCAAAGAATTGCTACCAGAAGAAGCAGATAAAGCAAGTACAGCACTTCCTGCTTTACGGGTAGAAGATTTGAATAAGATGATTGGACTTCCTTCCGAGGCCGCATAGTCGGCCTTTACTTTTGGCATAAACAACAGAATAAACACTGCACTGTGTATTCATTCCAACGAGTGAATACACGGAGCAATGTCGCTCGTAACTAAACAGGAGCCGACTTGTTCTGATTATTGGAAATCTTCTTTGCCCTCCAGTGTGAGGGCAATTTTTTGACGGAGGATATATGAGTGAAGTAACAGATTTAGTTGTTATTGAAAAATCAAATGCAATGACTGTATTTCAGTCTGCCGACCAGATTGAAGAAATTCTCCAAAAGGTTGAACGTGAAGTTATGTCCTTTGTGCCTGATGTTACAACGGCAAAGGGCAGAAAGGAGATCGCTTCTCTGGCGTATAAAGTTGCGCAGACGAAAACATATCTCGATGGTCTTGCCAAAGACCTTGTTGCTGAACTGAAGGAAATTCCAAAGCTAATTGATGCTAACCGTAAGACAGTGCGTGATCGCCTTGATGAGCTGAAAGCCAAGGCGCGCCAGCCTCTTACTGATTATGAGGAAGAACAGGCGAGGATTAAAGCCGAAGAAGAAGCTAAGGCAGCAGCTGAAGCTCTCGCAAAGCAAATTGAGTCTGACCATGAAATAGCGATTTTGATGGATCGCGAATTTGACCGCCAAAGAGAAGAGGCAAGACTCAAAGCTGAGCAGGAAAAGCGAGAGCATGAAGAACGCTTAAAAAGAGAAGCTGAAGAGAAAGCCAGAGCTGAAGCCGAAGCAAAGGCAAAAGCCGAAATTGAAGCAGCAGCAAGGCGAGAAGCAGAAGCTAAGGCCGCAGCGGAACGTGCAGAGCGTGAACGCATTGAAGCCGAGCAACGAGCACAGCGCGAAGCAAAAGAGGCAGCAGGACGAGCTGAAAGAGAAAAGCATGCGGCAATTGAAGCAGAACGCCGTAAAGCACAGGAGGAGGCAGAACGAATCCGTCGCGAGGCTGAAGCAAAAGAGCAAGCCAGAATCGCAGAAGAAAAAAGAATCAAGGACGAAGAAGAGCGCAGAGCAAAGGATAAAGCTCACCGGAAAGAAGTAAATAACAAAATACTTGCTGACCTTATCAAGGTTGGCGCATCAGAAGATGTTGCTAAAAATATCATAATAGCCATCGCAAAAGGCGAAGTATTCGCAACAAAAATAACCTACTAATAAAACCAACATAAGGAACCACCCATGATTTACGCAATCGCGGGAGGCGCTCGCATGGGTGCCTTCCAATTAAATGAATCTTTACTTGAACGAATCACCCGTAAATTACGTGACGGATGGAAAAGAGTTGAGGTCTTATTATGCGCAATGAAATAGCCATCAATCACCAGATGCTTCGTGCGGCACAAAACAAAGCAGTAATAGCCAGATTTATTGGTGATTCCAAAATGTGGCTTGAAGCAAATAAAGAGATGAAATCAGCTATCAACCTTCCATGGTATCGCAGGAAATGAGTTTTACAGATAACTGGTCAGACGAAGAATTCATTCGTCAGATGAAAGAATTAATCGGTAACGAAGGAGATATTCATGTCACTTGCAACCACAGTGAAGGAGAGCAAGTTACAGAGACGCATGTACACGCAGAAAGCTCTCTGGTATCGCCATAATGGCGACCGCGAAGGAATGCGGGTATGCCTTAATTTGTCCCGAGTCGAAGTATTAAATCAGCGTTATTTCCTTGGGCCGTGTCCATTCTGAGGTGAATTATGGATTTGAATAAATTCGATGAGCCATTCAGCCCTGAAGATATCGAATGGCGAATACAGCAAAGCGGTAAAACACGCGATGGCAAAGTGTGGGCTATGGTGCTGGCTTATGTCACGAACCGGGCAATCATGAAACGCCTGGACGATGTTTGCGGCAAAGCAGGATGGCGCAATGAATACCGCGATATTCCCAACAACGGCGGCGTTGAATGCGGCATATCAATAAAGATTGATTCCGAATGGGTAACCAAATGGGATGCTGCTGAAAACACGCAGGTAGAAGCCGTCAAAGGTGGTCGTTCCGGTGCAATGAAGCGCGCTGCCGTTCAGTGGGGAATCGGTCGGTATCTGTATAACCTTGAGGAAGGTTTCGCACAAACATCTCTCGATAAAAAGCAGGGATGGCACAGGGCAAAACTCAAGGATGGAACAGGATTTTACTGGCTCCCTCCATCGCTGCCGGGATGGGCAATACCAGCATCAGATAACAAACCATCACCAGAAAATACCAACCAGAAATCTCCATCGGTTGACTGCGAACAAATCCTGAAAGACTTCAGCGATTATGCGTCAACAGAAACTGACAAGAAAAAACTCATCGAGCGTTATCAGCGTGACTGGCAATTAATGGCTGGCAATGAGGAGGCGCAGGCTAAATGCGTTCAGGTAATGAACATCAGAGTTAACGAACTAAAACAGGCGGCATAAATGTCAAGCAGAGGCGTAAATAAGGTGATTATCCTTGGTCGGGTAGGACAAGACCCGGAAGTTCGATACTCACCATCAGGAACAGCGTTCGCTAACCTGACAATAGCCACGTCAGAACAATGGCGAGATAAAAATACTGGCGAGCAAAAGGAATTGACTGAATGGCACCGCGTGGTAATGAGCGGGAAACTGGCAGAAATTGCCAGCGAATATCTGCGAAAAGGCTCTGAGGTTTATCTTGAAGGTAAATTGCGGACAAGAAAATGGCAGGATCAAAGCGGACAGGATCGGTTCACTACCGAAATCATCGTGGGCGTTGGTGGAACCATGCAAATGCTTGGTGGCAAGCAAGGAGGCAATGAACAGTCTTCACCTCAGCGAAATAACGGTCAGCAACAAAGACAGCAACCTCAGCAGCAGGGAAATCACAGCGAACCACCTATGAACTTCGACGATTCGGATATTCCGTTCTAGGAGCTGAATATGAAAATCTGCTCAAGATGCCATCAACAGAAGGAAGAAAGGGACTTTCAAATCAGAAGAGCATCCAGAGATGGATTAACTGCCGCTTGCCGGGCTTGCCTGGCTGAATACGACAAAGAACGCGCTGGATTGCCACATCGAGTATCAGCAAGGAGAGAATATCAATCATCGGAACGCGGAAGAGAACGGTGTAACGCAGCCAAAAAGCGGTTCATTCAGAGCAACCCATGGAAAAGAAAAGCCCACATCATTGTGGGTAATTTTTTGCGCGACGGTAAGCTAATCCGACCACCACAATGTGAGTGCTGCGGATCAGAATGTAAACCACAGGCGCACCACTGCGACTACAGCAAACCAACCGATGTGATGTGGCTCTGCAAGTCATGTCATGCCGAGTGGCACAAACATAACAAACCTATCTACCCAGACGAGGAACCAGTAACTCTCCCCTTCCCTCGTCACGCTATTCACGCAATTTAATCAGGAGAAAATCATGCCAGCGCCTCAGTATGGTGCGGATGACCCGCGCCGCTGTTCCGGCAAATCCGTATCGGAGGTGCTGGATAAATTCAGAAAAAACTACGATCGGATAATGTCGCTACCGCAGGAAACGAAAGAGGAAAAGGAATTTCGCCACTGTATATGGCTTGCAGAGAAAGAAGAACTCGAGCGAATTTACCAGACATCAATCCGACCATTCCGCAAAGCCACATATACCCACTTCCCTGAAATTGACCCGCGCCTGCGTAATTACCGCTCACGCTATGGCGCTATCAGTAATGACTGAGGAATTTACCATGAGAGGACTTGCATACAATCCCGGTATTCTTCCGGCAGAAATGATTATTCGCCAACGCGTAAAGCCAATGCCATCGAGAGAGGAATTGCTTAAGAGAAATTCTTTTCCATCAGTGAATCAAAACAAATATCTGAATGCAATGTGGCGGAGTGGGAAGAAATGAAACAAATGTCACTAATTGAGATGGATGGATTCCTGAAAGGTAAATGCATCCCACGAGATTTAAAGGTTAACGAAACAAACGCTGAATATCTGGTGCGTAAATTTGCTGAAGCGGAGGCCAAGATTTTGGCGCTGGCCGAAGACCAACAGAAAGCGATTGAGTCAATTAAGCAGGCTGATTCGGCTGTTAAGTTGGCACACGAGAAGTTTTCGGCGCTGGCGGCGGAGAATGTGGCATTGCGTGAAGTGGTTGAACGCATGATAAACCAATTTGCAATGAGCGGTATTTCTCCAGAGGAGAAGTCAATCAATCCCGCAGCGTCGCTCATGTTTGATGCTAAATCAGCACTGTCTATGTCAGCAACCGACGCCTTCACGGCTGAAATTCGGGCGGAGGCTCGCAACGAGGGGATTAACTATACCGCAAGTCGTCTTGCTGCTGCTTTCAACCACGGATTTATCAATAAGTCTTTACGTGAAGTTTTCGACGTTACGCGCATGATTCTGTCAGCGAAAGAAGAGTTGGCTAATGAACCGCATCCGATTGATGGCCTGTCTGGTGAATATGCGGAGAAATCCCTAGAAGAATGGGCGGAACAGATTCGCAAAGGAAGCAGCCAGTGAATATCGACACCACGATAACGCTCGATACGGCCCTAAATACCGGTCTGGCACTTCTCGGTTGGCTTTACATCATGTCCCGTACATGGCGATGGCTGGGTTCCATTTTCCTGAAACAGTGGAAAAAACGGCGCAAACAGGAACTGCGCCAGAAGGCATTAGAAGCGTTCTATGACGCATTTGAACTTGGCAGCATTGAACCAGGCACAACAGCGAGGATAGCGACAAAAGGCGACCTGATGATAGTGATGTTCAGACAGGAGAAAACAAAATGACAGAACAGACGATGACAAATCGCGAACTTGTGGATGCCGCGATTGAACTTGCTGGCGATTTTTATTCCATGATGGGTTACGAGCATCGACCTGGTTTTAAGTATTGGGAGTCACCGCATCCGCAAGAACAACAGGTGTTTGAAATGGCTTGCCGTGCTTTTGAGTTTATTCGCGGTTCTGATGTGATGGACGCCGTTGCCGACTTGGAGGATGAAGAGTGAACAAGATTGACTATCAGGCACTGCGTGAAGCGGCAGAGAAAGCCGGTGAAGATAAGTGGCAGGCTAAAAAAATAAATGGTGATTTTTTTGTTATTCGTCACGGTAGTTATACAAGACAGCATGGCTACACATCGTATCAACCCATTGCGGAGATTGATTGTAAGCCAGTCCGGGATTTTGTTGCCAAGGCTAATCCGGCTACCGTGCTGGAATTACTGGATGAACTGGAAGCAGCAAAAAAGCGCATTGCAGAACTGGAAGCGCGGGAAATATCGCTCCCGGAACGTAGCAGCATGCTTCATCGAACAGATTTTCACGATGATTACCAAACGGTAATGGCATACAAAGTTTCTGAAGTCATCGCTGCAATCCGCGTCGCTGGCATTCGCATCAAAGGAGAGTGATATGGCAACTTTGACAAAAAAAGAACAAGCATGGTTGAGCGAATTACAGGACGTTCTTGATCGCTGCCCATCACCGAAAAAAATTGGTTTTTACACCATTGGCGATAAAAGCATTTACCTGTATGACCTGCGCCGCATGGATGAAATCATGGAGGCTCTTGATAATCGTTCGTCGATGGATTGGTGTGTTGCTGTCCATGATATGAATGCAGGGTTTGATGAAAAGATTTTGTTCCCCTCATCAGTTGAAAGCACTGCGGGTTAAGGAGTAACACATGACCACTATTACCAAAGAACGTATTGAATTGTTCATTAAAAATCCGCTTTATAACGGGCTTACCCGTGGCGAACAAATGGAACTGGCACGGATTGCACTGGCATCGCTGGAAGCAGAGCCTGTAAGCCAAACTTACAACTTGCCAGAATTAATCGAAGGCATGGAAGTTTCCATTGATGTAAGCACTTGTGATGCTGATTTCGGTAATCGCTATTTCGGCACCGTCACCGAGGCGTTAGAACTTGATACAGCCAAGAATGGTTACATCCTCCTGGTTCAGGACGCAGAGCCAAACTTCGATGTAAATGGCAACTCTCCGGTAACTCCGGATGGTTGGATAAGCTGTAGTGATCGAATGCCGGAAGACACCAAAATGTTACTGGCATTTAGTCAAGGTGAAATCGTGGCAGCATATTGGAACTGGGTTGTAAATCCAATTGATTACAAAAAATATAGAGCTTTCACGTATTTATCAGGAAATATCTTGGATGACGTAACTCACTGGATGCCGCTACCAGAGCCTCCACTTTGAAAGCGAAGCTTATACATATCTTTTACATCAGCAATCTATTGTTAATCTCCAATCAATGTTACGTTGTCATCTCACTCATGCTTTGGAGGTAGTGATATGTCTTGTCCAAAATGCGGTTCTGGAAATATTGCAAAAGAAAAAACAATGCGTGGATGGTCTGGTGATTATGTGTGCTGCGATTGCGGATACAACGACTCTAAAGACGCATTTGGAGAGCGTGGTAAAAACGAGTTTGTCAAAATTAATAAAGATCGCGAAGGCAACGGAAAAAGCTAATTTATTTATTCATATATGAAAACAATGTAACCAATATTCGAATTGAAGAACTGAAAGAACACCAAGCCGCCTGATGGCGGTTTTTTATTGGAGACAAGAAATGTCAGATTTGGCTATGAAGGTTTTGAAATGGCAATCGACTGGCGATGTTGGCATCAGTAGCGCAACTCTTGCCTCAATCGCATGTGGACTGAAAAAGAATATCTATGGTCATCACTTCGGCGCTCCACATGACGCAGCAGACTTCCGGCGATGCGTTGCACTTGTTGAGCAGATTCCAGAAATCAGAGATTCATTCGACAAGGTTGCAAAGCGCGTTCCGGCATTCAAAGAAATCCTCAACGAATGGGATTCACTCGTTGCTCTGTTGAAGTCTGAAATGAAGACGTACGGGAACAAAGCACCAGAGACTTACAGAAGAATCAGCGAGCTACGCAAGGACTAGCCACAGCCTCACACTCGATGAGGCCTGTTCATATCTGATAGAGCCGCTATATGGCGGTTTATTTTTGCCTGGAGAATTAAGATGACCGATACCAGCCTGATTCCTGAGAAAGAAGTGATGAACAAGCTCGGTGTTTCATCACGTCAGACAATCTGGAACTATACCAAACGGCACGGATTTCCGAAGCCAGTCAGAACCCACCCCAAATCATACCTTCGTGAAGCTGTTGAAGGGTGGATTCTTAACGGTGGCGTTAATCAGAAATGCTCCTGA